AGAATGGTGCATTGTTTCCATAATATTCAAGATATACGCTAGTTTGGTATTCATCAGTGCTAGAAGGATCGCTTGCAGTTTTTATGGCTGAATGTCTCAAATAAGAATCACCCATAGAAAGTTCAACATAACCATTTGCTGCCCAATTACCATCTTCGTAAGTTCCCCATCCATCATATGTTGTGGAACCCACTGCTTTTCCAAACGTGGCAACTTCATTATATACGGATTCATTGAAATCCCATCTCTTATGTGTATTAACATCATCACCAACATTGAGTATATCTTGAGAGATTCCGTAATCACTATTTGCTGCAATCAATGTTGGCAGAATACTGAGTTCTCGTTTTGTTGTTGAAGAACCATTTGCAAATTGTCCGGGCACTGTGTATATTTGTTCATAATCCACCGATGAAGCATTCATTGATGGATGCAAATTGACCATGATCTTATTAATGATGCCGGAGTTTGTAACCGGACCAAACAACTGCCCTTTGAGTGTAAAGTCCAGAGTCCAAATAATAACTCTTCGTTCATCAAATCCACCCTCATAACTATCTTCCATGTTCACTGAATTGAGCACAATCGGAAGATCCAAATTGATTCCAAGTTCAGTTGCACTCTTCAAACTGAGTGTGAACTCTGGTGTGAAATAGGGAAGAATTTGTTCCACCAAATGTGTACCGTCTTCAATGTTTGTAATGAAGATGCTCAATTGAAAATTGAAATCATAGGGAACTGGTGAATATGTTGTCGCAATCCCGGTATTTGATGAATCTGTCCTTCTTCCATAATATCGTTGCATTGTATTCAGTTTTCGTTCCGATGAATAATTCATCGAAATCAATTCAAATGACATTCTTGGAAGAGACATGGCAACGGGTCGATCCAAAGATAAATCTTGTGTGATGCGTTCAAGATATCTATGTTGTGGAGCATAGACAAGAGGAATTGCCATCGTGTCTGCATCTTCTCCACTGGATGCACGTCTATTGATCTTGAGATTATTGAATAACGTGCCAAAGGCAATAACATAATCTCGGATCAACCCATGTGAAAAGGTTTCAACTAACATGATTTAGAAGCTCCCAAATGGATTGGTTTCACTGAAGTCAAGTATTGAATCAGCCGCCTCTTCAATGGCAAAGTTGTCTTCGGTTGTGCTGGCAGCAGCAAGAGCATTTGCAGTGAATGCTTCTCCTCTCGGACCTGTGGTCAATGCAATCTGATCAACCTCATCAATTCCAGTATTGAATGACTGTTGATTGTATACAAAGAGTTCACAACGAAGATCATAGACTGGAAGTGTGCCTGTTGGATAGAACATACTCTCATGTTCAACAAACTGAATCTCAAATAATTTCTTGTTCAGAGGAAAATAAATCAGATCACCTTCTCTTGGCCGTTCGTATCCAGAATCCAATTGCTCAAACCTACGAACAGCAACCGTAAATGTTATTTGATCTCGAATATCAAGACCGAACTTGGAAAGAAAATCACCCTGACCTTCAAACCCTTCCACGTTTTTGATGTACATTTCAATCATCCGATTGAAGCTGAAACTGGCAAGTGTGTCTTCACCAAATATTTGATCGGCACTGCTGGATGAAATTCGTGGAATCCAATGAACATCCATCCCATAGAATTTGATGCTTTCAATTAACAAATCATGAATCAGATTTTGTTCTGGTGTGTTATTGAAGTTGTTGATATATGGATTTGTGGGCATGGTTTATATTACCCCACTAGGAAGTCTACTGGAAGTTCAAATGATGTTGACATCTGCTCCTTCAGTTGTGCAATTTCTGCTTTGGCGTCTTCAAGTATTGCTCTGCCGTTCAATGTTACTCCTCCGGGTAACTGTACACCTTCAAACTTGCTAAGATTCATTCCCCATTGTTCCTTGACCAGTGCTGTTGCATAGTTTTTCAAAAATGCATTTGCCCACAATTCTGCGGTGTCGCCAACCTTTTGATAGGTTTCAAGTACAATATAATCATCTTCCTTAATGTCAACACCCCAGTCCCAGTCAATGTATATCTTGTTGGTCACACGATTGAATCGTATGGCACTCATTCCACTAATCAAGTCCTGAACCATGTTCAAATGGGATAGCCTCATCCAATAGTTTTGCATTTCACGAACACCGCGTGTGCTGTATGTTGCAATGTCGTTGAATGCCATCTGATAGCGAACCGAGAACATGTTGGTGGTCTGTCCGGTGGTCCCGAGCATTCGACTGATTCCAATAATCGAGTCGTTTTGTGCAGATGTAAGGGAAAGATACTTGTTGGTGATGTCTCCTGATGTTACTTTGTGCGACTCAAGAATCTTTTCCGTTCCATCAAAATGATACTCTTGCCAAAAACGTAGAGCATCATCAATTCGATCTTCCATCTGAAGATCGTCAACATTGACTTCCACAACGGGATGACCAAGCCGTCTTTTGATATACTCAATGAACAATGCTCTTGTTGTTGGTTGTGCCATTACTTTGATACTCCGGGTGTTGCTGTTAATACACCTTCTATTACTCTGGTATTATGTTCATAAATGGGATCTTGTATCATAACATCATACACATAATTACCAGGGGATAATGCGTTTGTGTTTGCGCTATTCAAATGCAAATTAATAATCCCGGCAGTTGCATCCTGAATCCAAACATTGAATGTTGCTACTGTGTTGGAATGATAATAGCTCTTTTTGACTTGACAATTAGCAGTATAGCTTGTTAGGTTTATTGGTGACACAGTGGACCCATTTGCATATGCAACCACATTTGCAATATAATCAGATCCAATATCAACAGTGATGTTTTTGACTCTGCTTGCCATATGCAAGATTTCCTTTATTTTAGAATGTCCCCACCTATATTTATATAATTCAAATGTCCCTATTTGCCTTGAATTCCACTAATTTCTTGTGTGCTTCTTCTATTTCTTCTTTCCAATTTTCGGATAATGGGAATTCATCCTTTATTTGTTTGATATGTTTATACCATGATCCCTTTTTTCTCTTGTCCACCTTAATAATTCCATTGTCCATGTCATGCCATAACATATCCAATTGAACTGCAATCGGTCCATATGCATATTCACGCCTCTCGAATGCTTCAATTTTTTGATGATAATCAACTTCTAACTCAAACAGTCTGGCTCTGTACTTTTCTTCCTTTTCTTCTTTTTCGCGAATGGCATTGATTCTATCCTCTTCTGCCTTGATGGCAGCATCTTTCATTTCCTGTGTCAATGCCACATTGACGTTATCTTTTTGAAATTTCATTTGATTATGCCTCAATTACATTGATTGTTATTTTTGAATCATGACAACCATATGCCTTGAGGTATACCGTCATCTGATTGTGTTCTGGAATATAGGAATAATTGTTACACGAAAGCTCCAATGATGTTCCGGTTTCATCATCAACCACATACGAATGTTCGTTGTTGATATTCACATGTGTCCCCATTCGTATGTTTGAAATAACTGCTTCATCTACACCATCTGACACAATTTCGTGCTTACTAATATCAACGAATGTCATGTGTTCAATTGGAGAAATGCCAAGTGGCTTACCAGACATGGGTTCCCTCTTGACATAGTTCCCTGAAATCTTTAATCCTGACGGACCAATATAATGACTCTCGTTCACATTAAACTGTGAAAGCTGTGATTCTGATAAATCATCTACAGTATACAAAACTCTTCCTGTTTCCTGATCATACACATAAACAGTCTTGTTATTAAACATCGTCCGTCACTCCTCCCTCTATATCATATATGACATACTTTCCTATGTATGTATCAAAGACACCCGGCCCTTCACCCCCCAATGCCTCGGCAGATCCGGCACCACCAAATCCAAACCTTCTTCCTTCTGTTCCAATTCCAGCCTTTGGATTTCCACCATTCCAATTATGTTTTGCAAACGATTGTTTCTGTGGGTTCCAATCTGATGGAATTATTTTGATGCACTTGTATTCATTAGAACCATCAATGATTTTCACTGAGTTTTTCTCTGCTGCATAGATCCGAGATCCACCTGCATAATTATAGTAAGGAGAAGCATCAATTGCATATCCACCATCAGTATAATAAAATTCTCCATATGGTGTGTTTGCGGCAACCCATTGTGATGTGTTATTTGAAAATGAATTCCAGAATGAATCCAAACTTGTTGGTTGACCTTGGAATGTTCTCGTTTTCAATAATGCATCGCCCGGTTCGTATTGTGAATTGGGCGGATACCCCTTTCCTTCTGTTGCCGGAAGTTGATTATTGAATCGAGTCCCCTTGTTAATGATTGCATTGAATGGCGAGGGTTGATCATCAAGCCATCTATTGTTGGGTATTGAGTTGTTGAATGAAAAATAATGCCTTGATCCTGTTTCTTTTCCAAGATATGCAATAGGTCTATAGTCACCATAGGTTGCCGAAACATATAAGGGATGTGTATTATTGAATCGTACTGGTTTATCTCCATACTTCTCGGCTGCCTCGGCTGCCAACATTTTTGCAAGGTTTGTATGATTGTCGTCATTAATACCATTAACAAACTCAAATACATCATCTTTTGTGGTATCTACGGCAAGTACATTTGCAGTAGCATTCTTGTATGTTGCAAATGCAATTGTAAATTCCCCATTGGCATGACCAATTGGCCACCAATCATATTCTGTACTGCTGCCATCCCAATATGAAGTGTGAAATTTTCGTGGGAGCTTTTCTTTGTATGGAAGACCATATCCGGCATCCCAGGCTTTATGTACAATATCATCCCAATCATCGCCTGTTATTGAGCTGTATGGATTATAGTTTTCACCCGCCGTTGAAGCGGCTGTCCACTCCATACCTACATTCTTTCTGATGTTGAACATGTCTCGTTCTTTGTTTCCTGCCCAATCAGCATCTTGTGGGCTCCCAGTTCCATCACCTCTCCAATTAAAACTCCCACCTTGAGGATTTACTTCTCTTGTCTTACGAATCTCTGTATCAAAAGGTGTGGGTGAGTGTGTCGGTGTCAAAAAACCATCTATCTTGAGGTGTGTGTTATTTGCAAAGTATGTCAACCCCTGCAACCCGGCAAATGATTTGAATGCTCCACCCCAAAGAGATGAAGGCGAACTCAATAAATCTCCAACAGAATTATATGTTATTAGATTACTGGTTCTTCCATCTGTATGTGACACACTACTAACTGTTGGGTTTGCATACTTTGGTATATTGTATCCTTTTCCTTGACCACTTCCTCGAAATGTAATTTTCTTTCCGGCTCCTGTGTCAGTGAACATACTTTCTGGAGTTCCTCCCCAAATAAAAGGTTCTTGACTTGAAGGAATAACATTATGCTCACCCGTGGATTGAAAGCTCATACCGTATAATTTAGGTATAGGTGGATTATTACCATTATCCAAGTATGGGTTATCAAAACCAGATTGATCGCCAAATGCATCTCTAGATCCATCCCCAAATCTGAGTTTACCAGCAGACCTCGTGTCCAATGGATCATTAACACTGGGGACATT